CGCAAGAGGCGGTTCAGGAGCATCTTCATTCTCAGTTAAAGGTGTTATAGTTTCTGATGCGGCATCAACAACTGGTGCATTGTCTGCATTGACTTCACCGACCGAAGGTCACCTGTTACAAATTAACTCATCTGGAGCACCAACTTTTGCACACCTAAATGGTGGAACATTCTAAATTATAATGAAAGGATTTTATTATGGATGTGAGATTACAAAATGCTTATGTGGAGGTTTTGCTTGGCAATTTTATGGAAGTTGTCAAGCAGAATTTAATGTTTCAAGCACAAATTGAAGTAAATAAGAATAGTTTACAAGAAGCAGAAGATTCAGTAAGAAGATTAAAAGAAGTTTCGGACGCAAATATTAATTATCAAACTCAACTTGTTGAAAAAGATAAACTTATAAATCAACTAACGACCGAACGAGATAATCTAAAAAGTTCTTCTGGAAATAATGATTCTTTGAAACAAGAAAAAGATAGATTGCAGAGTGCAGTTAATGACTACATGAGGCAACTAAAAGAAACACAGCAAGATGTGTTAAAAGTTAAGAGTGAATCACAGGATGTTTTGTTACAAAACAATAATCGGATTGAAGAACTCACTAAATATGTGACAAGATTGGAAGCAGTAGTTCCAGCAAACAAACTCAAAAGAGTTAAACTTGGTGAAGTTGTTCAGCCTGATGCTTCAGAAGGCACAGTTGAATTACCTTCATTACCTATGAGTGATGAAGAAGTAAAGTCTGGCGGAACATTCTAAGATTCGGTAAATGGCAAATACAGTAATTCAATTAAAAAATTCGGGCGCATCAGGTAATACACCAGGTACTTTGCAACCGGGTGAATTGGCTATTAACTATGCCGATGGTAAACTGTATTATGGCAATGCAGTAAATACTCCAATTCTATTTGATGTTATAACTGAGCCTACTGGACTAAATCAAGAAATTCAATTTAATGATTCTGGTGCATTTGGCGCATCAGCAAATCTAAAATTTGATAAGACAACAAAAACTTTAACTACCGATAAAATTGTTTCGGCTAATATTGAAGTTTCATCAAACTTAGTCGCAGAAAATGTAATCGCACATACAGCATTGTATGTTGGCATTGCAGACATTTCTCATACACCTCTAGCGAACTCATTAGGTTACTTTACAGGAAATTCTTCTCCATACGTTCAAGTAAACGTTGAAAATATTAATCCTGATGGTTCTGCTGATTGGGTTGCTACTGCTGACGTTGGTAGTGATTCAACATTCTACACTGACTTAGGTATTCAAAACTCTGCACACACTGATGGAACAATTAAACCACTAGATGGTTATTTGTTAGTGCAAGGTAACACCGGTCAGATTGGTGGTAATCTTATAATTGGTACCATTTCTGGAACACCAGGGCAAGAAATTCGTGTTGTTGTTGATGGCAATGAAGATGCGAATGTAGTCTTAAAAATTAATTCTTCTGGTTTGCAGATGGTGAGAGGTGATATCACAAGTAATATCACTACAAGAATTAGTAATGTTTCAAACTCAGCATTTGCACAAGCAAACTTAGCATACAACGCAGCCAATTCCGCAGTAACGACAGGACAAGCCAACGTAGGCGCAGGACTAATTGTTGTCACTGAAAGAACAAATTTAGCTTACGATAAAGCAAATGCCGCATATGATTATGCTAATACACTTATAACAAGTGGTGCTTCTGGTGATTATTTTCCAACAAGTTCGTATGGTTTCGTGTCTCAAAGTATAATTGCTCTTGTTTCAGATGATACATTCATACAGGGAGAATTAACTGGACCAGTTTATGATTGTTCGGATAATCCAATAACTCCCGAAGGCTTTTACTTGGAAAAAGACCTTGGCTATTTAACGTAACATAAATAGATTGATAATTTAAGGATATTAAATGCCAACGCAATTACAGTTAAGAAGAGGAAATACAGCGCAGACTGCAACATTTACTGGAGCAGTGGCTGAGATTACCGTTGACACAGATAAGAAAACAGTTATTGTCCATGATGGCACAACAGCTGGTGGTTTTGCTCTTGCTTTAGAATCAGCACAGTTAGACCAATTTGCATTCACAAAAGCAAACTTAGCGTTTGATAGAGCAAACTCAGCGTTCGCTCAAGCAAATGCAGCCTATGATACAGCTAATACAAAATTCAATTCTGCTGGCGGTACAATTTCTGGTAATGTAATTGTAACTGGTAATGTAACACCAACAACAGATAATGTTTATAGTTTAGGTTCAGTTGGAAATCGTTGGAAAGATTTGTTTGTCGGTCCAGGTTCAATCAACATTGATGGTATTGTTATTGGAAATACTGGCGGTAATATTGTAATTAGTGGCGCATCTGATTTTGTTTTTCAATCAACAAGCGGCGCACCTTCCGTATCATCATCGGCTACTGCTAACATTGCGCTCAATGCTTTCAATCAAGCCAATCTAGCATTCAATCAAGCAAATACTTCTTACGGTTCTTTTGCTCAAGCAAACTTAGCATACGCTCAAGCAAACTCTGGAACTGGTATTGCGGTTTCCGCATTTGCACAAGCCAACTTAGCATTTACGGCTGCAAATAATGCTGTAGACACTTGGGTTAGAAATCAAGCTAACACAGCATATGACCAAGCAAATAATGCATTCGCTCAAGCTAATCTAGCGTTTACGGCGGCTAATAATGCCGTGGACACTTGGGTAAGAAATCAAGCTAACTCAGCATATGATAGAGCAAATTCATCATTCGCACAGGCTAACTTAGCATATACCACAGCAAATGCCGCATTACCAAAAGCTGGTGGCACAATTACTGGCGACTTGACCGTTACAGGTAACTTAGTTATCAGTGGAACTACAACAACACTTAATGTTACCTCATTGAGTGTTTCAGACACTCTTATCCAATTAGGTAAAGAAAATCAGACAGATTTGTTGGATATTGGTTTCATTGGTCACTACGCTAATACACCTAACAATCACACAGGTTTGATTCGTAAATTCTCCGATGGCAAATATTACTTGTTTGATAATCTGCAAACAAATATTGAACCAACTAATATTATTGATATTGCAAACACAAGAGTTGCAACACTAAGCGCAAATCTAGTTACGAATGTAATCACATTGCGTGGACTTGATCCATTAGAATATTCAAATACAATTTATACTAATGCACAAGCAAATACAGGCAATGCAGTAATTACATTAACATCTGCATATCAAGCAAACGTTGGTGCTGGACTTATTACTGTTACTTCAGCTTATCAAGCAAACGTAGGCGCTGGTCTAATTACCAAAGTTGATAAAGCTGGTGATGTGATGAGTGGCGGTTTGTCTGCTAACGGCGCAATAATTGGTTCAAGTTTAACATCAAATACAGTAGCAACAATTAATACCAATTCTGTTTATAAGTCTACTGCGGTTACAACAGCATCTGCCACAGAATTTACATTGGATTCATTCTCAACAACTGCATATCGTTCAGCTAAATATCTCGTTCAGATTTCTAGCGGTTCATCATATGAATTACTAGAGATGACTTTGGTTCACGATGGAACAACTGTGTATTTGTCTCAGTATGGTAATATTAAAACTGGTTCTACATTAGGTGTATTTGATGCATCAATTTCAACTGGTACTTTAAGTTTGTTAGCTACACCAAATAATGCAGTAACTACATTTAAGACAGCTATAACTCTGATACCGACATAATAAAATTCATAAACAAAGGGATAGTGAACTTTGGCAACAACAAGATTATCAACAGTAATTGGTAACGTCATAGTAGGCGCTACTGGTCCTCAAGGTCCACAGGGGGCTCAAGGTGCTACTGGACCTCAAGGAATAACAGGACCTCAAGGCGCACAAGGAGCACAAGGAGCACAAGGAGCACAAGGAGCACAAGGTGCTACTGGACCTCAAGGCGCAACACCATCAATTGGTGGTTCAAACACCCACATTCAATTTAACAATAGTGGTTCTTTAGGTGGTACCGCTAACTTAGTTTGGAACCATACAGGACTGGGTGTGGGAATAAGTTCTCCTGCACAATTAGTTGACGCATATAAATCTGTAAATGCTGACGTTGTTTATCAAATAACCAACGATAACAGCGGTAGTTCTGCAACTGCTCAATTTTTCGCAAGCAATGGCTCCACTAAAACGCAATTCTTTCACACTGGTGGAAGCTACAGTGGTGGAGGCGTATTAGCATCCGCTGCCGGTCTCGGAGGTATTTACAATACTACGGCTCAAGGCCTTGCGTTAATTTCTGCTAATGCTTCTGGGGTAATTAAATTTGCCACGGGTTCTTCCAACACCGAGCGTATGCGCCTCGACTCCAGCGGTAACGTAGGTATTGGGACGAGTTCGCCTACTGCAAGGTTAACTGTTAACGGGGCAGCTGGTGCGGTTGCATTAAAACTAACAAATGCCGCTGTTGACGGCAATAGCGCCAATGTCCTTGAAATTGAACCAAGCAATGGCGCTTACTATGGAAAGTTAATAAAAGTAACCTCTGGGAGGTCTGATTTTAGTGATTCTCTGTTGTTTTTAAACACAACCTCTGGGATGAATAGTGTGAACGGCAGTTATTTGCGAGTTCAAAATTCAGCAAATTCTGATATTTTTCGTATATCCGGGGCAGGTAATGTAGGTATAGGTATTTCAGAACCTCTTGCAAAATTACACATAGGCGCTGAAACAGAAGTAAATTTAACCAACCAAGCGTTGTTTGTTCAAGGTGCAAAATCAGGTTACGCCGGATATGCAGGGCTTGTACAAGGTCAAATAGTCATTTATGATCAAACTGGAGGAACAGCTGGTGCGGGTGGCTCAATAGGTTTTGCTGCAAACACCGGATCTTCACAAAGAACCTGGATTGCCTCTATTAACTCCGAAAGAGACTCTTCTTCAAATGATGGGTCTAATTACGGTGGATCCCTTGTATTTTATACTCGTCCACCGACCGCCCCCCCTGTAGAACGTATGCGTATTAGCTCCGGTGGTGCCCTTACTACAGGCGGTAACTTTACTGCAAATGGTAGTATTTACTTAGGAGCATCTTCAGGTGTAACTTCACCTAGTGTTACATTAACTAATAACCCAGATGCTCACACAGCAGGAACTGAAGGCTCACAGCTTACTTTTGGTGGTTCTGCCGCTTTTGTAGTTAAATGGTTTAGAGTCAGTTCATTTAATGCAGGCTACCTATCTTTTCAGACTCACTATGGAGGTGTATTTGCCGGTGAACGATGTATACTTGATTACCTTGGGCAATTTACACCTACAACAGATAATACATTGTCTATAGGAAGTTCTACTAAAAGATGGGGTGCAGTTTATGTATCTGGTGGAACAGTTTCAGCTTCCGATGAAAGAGAAAAAACTGAAATTACTAACTCCGCCCTTGGACTGAATTTTATTAATGCATTAAGACCGGTATCTTACAAGTGGAAAGTTGGCGGGCGTGATGTACGTACCGACTTTGATAAGGGTAAGGACGAGAACGGCAACTATACTCAAATCGTTACCGATAGGGCAGGTATTCGCACTCATTTTGGTTTAATAGCCCAAGAGGTTAAGGAAGTCCTTGGTGAGCAAGATTTTGGTGGGTATGTATATGATAATGATTCGGATAAATATGCCCTTAGATATGAACAATTTATATCACCACTGATAAAAGCTGTGCAGGAATTATCTCAACAAGTTGAGACTTTAAAATCTGAACTTGCAGCCCTGAAATAAACAAATTGCATCTTCTGTGCTTCAATAAATAATTTTACTTTAAAAAATAAATGGCATCTAATCAAGACTTCATCATAAAGAATGGGCTAACAGTTGGCTCATCGCAAGTGATTGCAGCCAATGGTCGTTGGGTTGGTGCTAACACAGGACTTTTTGGTCCCCAAGGTCCACAGGGAGCCCAAGGTCCTCAAGGTGCAACTGGTCCCACTGGTCCTCAGGGAGCAACAGGTCCACAAGGTCCTCAAGGAGATACAGGACCTCAAGGAGCACAAGGAATAACTGGAGGAACAGGACCAACGGGACCACAAGGCGCACAAGGAATAACTGGAGGTACTGGACCAACAGGCCCACAAGGAGCACAAGGAGCACAAGGAAGTGCTGGACCACCGGGACCAACTGGAGCACAGGGACCAACTGGTGCTCAAGGTCCAACAGGAAGTACTGGTCCAACAGGTCCACAGGGCGCAACAGGACCAACACCAGCAATTAATGGTTCAAACACAAATATTATTTTTAATAACGCTGGCACTTTAGCTGGCTCTAATAATTTTATATGGAATGGTTCAAAAGTAACCGTAACAGGTGAACATCATGCGAATGTTCATGTAGCAACAAATGGAATTGTAGTGAACAGTTTAAACGTAGCATCTAGTTATACAATTGGTGCTGGCTATTCGGGCACATCAGCTGGACCAATTACCGTGAATTCTGGCGCAACAGTTACCGTAGCGTCTGGCTCACGCTGGGTAATAGTTTAAGGAAAGAATATGAGTGCAATTGTTGTTTCAGGTGATACAAGCGGCGCAGTAACATTAAGTGCGCCAACAGTGGCTGGTACTGTGACTGTGACTTTGCCAGCGGCATCGGGGACGATGCTAACAACAGCATCAACAACGGGCGTCAGCGGTAATGCAATATCTTCGGGTACTGTTGCCGAGGCTTATGGTGGCACGGGCACTACAACGGGATACTACGGCTTCAAGAACCGCTTTATCAATGGATCCATGCTTGTTGCTCAATACGGTACAACCGCTACCATTTCAACTTCTAATGGCTTGTACACATTAGATAGGTGGCAATCTAGAAACCCAGCAACAACTGGTGGCACAGCAACTTACGCTCAAATTTTTGATTCAACTACGGGCGTAACAAAATTGCGTTTAACATATGCATCGGCAACAGCCAGTGCTTATTTCCAGCAAAAAATTGAGGCGCAAAATATAACTGATTTGTGGGGCAATCAAGTAACATTTAGCATATATTCAAACGATGCGGCGGTCAATATTTCAGCATACAGCTATGACAGTTCTGGAACTGAGGCCACTTTGTTTAGCAATGCCGCATTAACATCGCTTGGTAGTAATCGGTATTCTTATACATTTACTTGCACAACTCCTGTTGGCGGCATTCGTGGTGGTAATGCTTTGGGTATGATTATTCAAATAAATGTTAGAGGCGGTGCAACTCCAGCCAATAGCACCAATTATGATTATTGGAATTGCCAGTTGGAAAAAGGCGCAACAGCAACATCGTTTGACTACCGTGACTATGGGCGTGAGTTGATTATGTGCCAACGGTATTTTTGCGTGAGTGCTGGCGGAACGCAAGTTGCACAAAATTCAAGTTACACAGAAACCATGTTTCAATCTGGATGCGGAACCGCTTTTAGCGATTCTGATGGTCGGTGCAATATATACACTCTTCCAGTAGTAATGAGAACTTCCCCAACTGTAACAATCATTGGGAATACTCTTGGTGCAAGCAGTCAATATTCCTTATACAGTAGAAATGGTGGATGGTCAGCGGCTTCCTCAACTAGCCCAAATGGAAGACCACAAAGTATTGAAGTAAACGTTGTTAAAACTTCTGGTTTTGTTGGAATTGATTCATTCATTTATATTGGTGGTTTTATTGCTTCTGCGGAGTTGTGATTATGTACAAATTAACAAAACCTTTTTTTCCAAACACTGAAATAACTTGCGTTCAGAATCTGTCTGACGGAGCATTCATCCCCTTTGACCCCGACAACACAGACTACCAAGCATATTTAAAATGGCTGTCCGAGGGCAACACGCCTGAACCAGCAGACGAAGGAACAGCATGACAACAACTATTAATGCTGACACATCAATCGGCATAAAAATAACATCTGATACTTCAGGTGTTATGGGTCTACAAACTGCAGGCAATACAGCAGTTACGATTGATGGAAGTCAAAATGTGGGTATTGGGACAACTTCGCCTGCACAAACACTTCATGTAAAAACATCAACATCAGCAACGCCAATTACTTTGGGCGTGTTGTCAAACGCTACAGGCTTGCCAGCTTTGTCATTTAATGGTGCATACGCATCAACAACAATGGCAGGTATTTATGGTAATGGCGCAACAGCCAGTAACCTTTATTACACTGTTCCAGCAAGTCAAAACCATTATTTTGCTATTGCCGATTCCACCAAGATGACCCTTGATGCAAGCGGTAACTTGGGATTGGGTGTTACGCCTAGTGCTTCAAGTTGGCCTTCATTTGAAAATAAGGGGGGCACACTTTCAGCATACAGCGATGCCGCTATTCCTGCGGTGTACTTGACGGCAAATGCGTATTACAACATTGGCTGGAAATACAAGTCATCCGCATCAAACAGAGCGTTCTTATATTCAATGGACGCATATAACGGGATTCTTGGTTGGAGCATAGCAGCCGCAGGCACAGCAGGCAACGCCATCACCTTCACCCAAGCAATGACCCTTAATGCAAGCGGTAACTTGTCTGTTGGTGATACAAACTCAAGTGGTCGTATTACTGCTATCAAAGCTGGCACAGCTACGATTGCTGGTCTTGACACAACTGCTTATGCGGCGGGTGTTGGCGCAACTCTTGACCTTGGGGGTAACTATCGTTCAACAGGGGATTTTCAGACTTTTGTCCGTATTGCCGCAGAAAAAGCAAATGCAACTAATGCCGATTATGGTTACGGCATGGGGTTTTATGTAACCACAAACAGTGGTTCTACCTTTGGCACAAAGGCTATGACTATTGACTCCAGCGGTAACTTGCTGGTGGGGACTACGAGTGCTGCGGGATATAAATTTAATGTTGTTGCTACAGGCAGTTATGCGGGTAATTTTACCACTGCATCTAGCCTAGTACCGTTGGTTTTGGGAATTACTTCTGGTACTGGATCTCAAATATATCAATATTTTTTTAATGGGGCTACAAATACTGGAAGCATTTCAACAACGGGTACAAACACACTTTACAACTCTGTATCCGATTACCGATTGAAAGAAAACATTGCGCCCATGACGGGTGCTTTATCTGTTGTTCAACAACTTAAGCCATGTACATATACATGGAAGGCAGATGGTTCTGTAGGTCAAGGATTTGTTGCCCATGAATTACAAGCAGTATTTCCAGATTGCGTATCAGGTGAAAAAGATGGAACCCGTGAAGAGCCGTATGAAGTAACGCCAGAAATTAAAGATGAGCAGGGGAATATTGTCACTCCCGCAGAGATGGGAAGGCGCACAGTACCCGCATATCAAGGTATCGACACATCCTTCTTGGTAGCCACATTGACCGCCGCCATCCAAGAACAACAAGTCCTCATCACCCAACTGCAAGCCGATGTAGCGGCGCTTAAAGGAGCATAAACAATGGCAATCACGCTAGACGGTACTACAGGAATAACTACGCCAGGATTGTCCTTGGCTATTGAGAATTTTTCCACAACGGGCAACACTACGCTTGGTGATGCAAGTACCGATACTCTTAATGTGGGTAATGGCGATTTGGTAAAAGATTCAAGTGGCCGCGTAGGAATTGGGACAGCTTCGCCGAATGCAAAGTTGGCGATTGGTGTGGCAGCAGCCGCTGTGGATGGCACTAAAGGAGTGCGTATAACCAATAGTGGCGGCGGCATTGTTATGCTGGAAAACGGGAGCAACAACGATTCATATGTTGGAACACTTTCTGCAAGTGATTTTTGTTTCCGCACCAACAACACAGAACGAGCCCGTATCGACTCCAGCGGTAACTTGGGTATTGGGACAAGTTCACCTCTTGCTCGGTTAGATGTTGTATCTGCTGACGGCACACACCGCAACAGAATTAGAAATAGCACTGCTAATGAGGCAGTCTTGCTTTTTCAAAACTCAAATACAGGAACTGCGAATGGCGACGGGCTTTATCTTGGCATTGATGGCAGTATGGATGCTTACCTTTGGAATTACGAAAATAAACCAATTGCTTTCGGCACAAACGCTACCGAGCGTATGCGCCTCGACTCCAGCGGTAACTTGGGTATTGGGACTTCAAGCCCAGCCGATATGCTGGATGTAAAAGGGAATGCCAGAGTAGGCCAAGGCCAAGTGGTAGCCACTTCAACAGTTGGCGCTGTGGGAATCTATAGTGGAATAGCAAGCGGCTCTGGAAATGCTCAACTTCAATTCTTTGGGAAGTCAGTTGACAATACTGGGCTAACCTATGAATTGGGCAGAATTTCTGGCGGCAGTTTTGGCACATATGGAATTGATGGTGGCTTAAGTTTTTCCACTGCGTTAAATAATGGCTCAAATGTATTGACATTATCAGAGCGTATGCGTATTAGTTCAGCTGGCTTTCAAAGAAACAAGGTAGCGGTGGTTGCATCAAGTTCGCAGGAAACTTCGTTTTATTTGAGCGGCTCTGGGGTTGGGCTTTACAACGAAAGTGCTTATAGCGGTTGCGGCGCACACATTGAAATATCCACAAATGCTACCTCTGGGTGGTCGGGTTTGTACTTAAATAGGGTTTGGACGGCATCCCAAGATGAAAGACAGATAACCTTTTTAGTAAACGGCTCAACTGTTGGCACAATTACAACTAATGCAAGTTCAACATCCTACGGCAGCGCCTCCGACTACCGCCTGAAGCACGACATTGCCCCGATGACTGGTGCATTGGCTAAAGTAGCGTTGCTCAAGCCTGTCACTTACAAGTGGAATGTTGATAACTCTGATGGTCAAGGATTTATAGCCCATGAGCTTGCTGAGGTTTGTCCAACGGCGGTGTATGGCGAGAAGGACGCAGTCAACGAAGACGGCTCCATCAAGCCTCAAGGCGTTGACACATCATTCTTGGTTGCTACATTGACTGCCGCTATCCAAGAACAACAAGCCCTCATCACTCAACTCACCGCCCGTATAACCGCTTTGGAAGGAGCATAAACCATGTCAACAATCACCTGGAACATCAGCGCAATGAACTGTTACCCGCAAGCAGAGGGGCAAACAAATGTCGTATTCACTGTTCACTGGACTTGCAACGGCACTCAAGAGCAAGATGGAAAGACCTACACCGGATCTGTCTACGCAACTTGTGGTGTGACTTACGCCGCTGGATCAACATACATACCATATGCTAACTTAACAAAAGAAGATGTTCTTGGTTGGATTTGGGCATCTGGTGTGGACAAGGACGCTACAGAAGCGGCGGTACAGCAACAGATTGACGCGGCAATTAATCCACCTGCGATTACTCCAGCATTGCCTTGGGAAAATTAAAATCCCATTTTTTAACAAGACTATATAAAATATGGCATCTAATCAAGACTTCATCGTAAAGAACGGCTTAACAATAGGCAGTTCTCAAGTAATTGCAGCCAATGGTCGTTGGGTTGGAGCCAACACAGGACTTATTGGTCCACAAGGAAGTACTGGTCCAGCAGGTTCAAATGGTCCAACAGGTCCACAAGGAGCGGCTGCACCTTGGGTAGTAGTTACTGCAAATACCACCGCAACATCAGGTCAACAATTAATCGCAAATACTTATACTGGCGCATTTACAATAACTTTACCAGCTTCACCTTCAGTTGGCAATGTAGTTGTAATTACAGATGGATATGATTGGACAGTAAATAATTTAACTATTGCTGGCAATGGAAGTACAATTGAAAATTCAGTTAATGATTTGTTAGCTGATGTTAGAGGTACAACTATTGAACTTATTTACGATAGTTACACATGGCAAGTTGTATCAACGATTGGTCCAATGGGTAATACTGGTCCACAAGGTCCCATAGGTACTACAGGACCAACAGGACCTCAAGGCGCACAAGGACCAGGCGGACCAACAGGACCAACAGGATCTCAGGGCGCACAAGGAGATCCGGGTCCTACTGGACCTCAAGGCGCACAAGGAGCCCAAGGCGCTACAGGACCAACTGGCGCACAAGGACCCACAGGACCACTTGGACCAACAGGACCTCAAGGACCGACTGGCGCTACAGGACCAACAGGACCACAGGGCGCTACTGGTCCACAAGGCGCACAAGGAGCCCAAGGAGCCCAAGGAGCCCAAGGCGCTACAGGACCTACAGGAACATTTTCGGGAACAACAGCATCGGCTTCCATTACTAACTTGACTGTGGGTGGACATGGTGGTAACGCATATGATACAGCGTCTTCAGGTAGATTATATATCGGCACTACTTTAGACAATGCTTATAGTATTTACACGGCCATGGAGAATGTTGGTGGCAACTACACTAAGTTAACATTCGATTGGCATACAGGTATAAGAATTGGTGCGTATTCGACTTATGGTGGCACTCGTTTTTATAGTAACGCTGTTGGTTCTTCTGGCGCAAAAATATTCTCTGTTGGTGAGGGGGATCAAAATGTAAGAGTTTATGGTGATATTCGTTCACCAATCTTCTACGACTCAGATGATACTGGGTATTATTGTAATCCCAACGGTTTCAATCAATTAAGATATCTTCGTGTTTTAGGCGACTGGTCAGCATCTGGAGTTCATCATGAACAACTTACAGTTCGTGGAACGTATGCATCAATGACGCTTCGTGCAACCAACACCAATCAACCATATTGGTTAATACATAATGACTCAAGTGATGCAATTAATTTTTATGGTGGAACAGGTGCTGTTGATGGTACAAGTTGGAATAATAATTTTTTTATCAATCAAAACGGTAACGTAACAGCAAGAGGAAACGTTACAGCAAATTCTGATAGAAGGTTAAAAACAAATATTAAGACGATTCAAAACGCACTAGATAAAGTAAGACAACTTAGAGGAGTTTACTTTGATTGGATTGATTCTGGCGCACATTCAATTGGAGTAATTGCACAAGAAATACAAGAAATTATACCAGAAGTTATTAGTGAGTATGATAAAAAGAAACCATTCTCTGAAGAAGTTATAATGGAAAAGGTACTGTCTGTTGACTATGGAAAAATAACCTCAGTTTTAATTGAAGCAATCAAAGAACAACAAACACAAATTGAAGAACTAAGAGAGATTATCAATGGCCAGTAATCAAGACTTTATTGTAAAAAATGGATTGACTATTGGTTCTAGTCAAGTGATTGCAGCCAATGGTCAATGGGTTGGTGTCAGCACAGGATTAATTGGTCCCACTGGTCCTGCTGGTCCCACTGGTCCACAAGGCGCACAGGGACCGACTGGTGCTCAAGGTCCTACTGGTCCAACTGGCGCACAAGGACCAACAGGAGGAACTGGACCAACAGGACCACAAGGCGCACAAGGAAATGCTGGCGGTACAGGACCAACAGGACCACAGGGTGCTCAAGGTGCTACGGGATCAACAGGACCAACAGGACCACAAGGCGCACAAGGTCCTACTGGCGCTCAAGGTCCGACAGGTGCTACAGGACCTACTGGACCTTCAGGCGCATCAATCTTAGGATCAAGCAACACTTGGACTGCCACAAATCTTTTTCAATCAAATTTAGGACCAACTTCTGGAAGTTTAAGCAGTCCACCTTTACAAGCATATGCAACTAGCACCAACTCTGCGTTTATGTCGTTTCATAGAGCCGGCAATTTCGCAGTAAACATGGGACTGGATTCCGATAACATATTGCGTATTGGTGGTTGGTCTGCTTCAGCGAATCGTTGGCAACTTGACATGTCTGGAAATGGAACCTTTGCTGGTAACGTAACAGCAAATTCAGACCGCAAACTAAAAGAAAACATTGAAGTCATAACCAATGCTTTACAAAAAGTACAAGCAATTAGAGGCGTAACATTCACTAGAAATGACCAGGAAGATAAAATCAAACGTCATACAGGTGTAATTGCACAAGAAGTGGAAGCAGTTTTACCCGAAGTTGTTGCCGAAGATAATCTTGGAATAAAAAATGTTGCTTATGGAAACATGGTTGGTCTTCTTATTGAAGCAATCAAAGAACAACAAAAACAAATTGAAGAACAAAATAAAAGAATCGCTTTTTTAGAAAATAAATAAAGCACTGACCCGCCAACATTTTAGGAGAAAATAATGGCTATTACATATACCTGGAAAGTCACCAGTCTAAAAACTAAAAACGAAGGTAACAATCAAAACGCAGTTGTGCAAACATACTGGCAAAAGATTGGTACCGATGAAAATGGAAACATAGGAACATTTTCTGGTGCAACACCATTCACATCAACAACTATGCCTGAAGGAAATGTTTTTGTTCCATTTGAAGAACTAACCGAAGAAGTTGTTCTTGAATGGATTAAAGATGTTGTCGTTGGTTCTTATGAAGCGCATGTAAACGGAAAAATTCAAGAACAAATTGACCAGCATGTAAATCCTGTTTCTGAATCGCAGATGCCTTGGGCACCAGCATCCAATACAGCGGCGCCCAGCATACCTGCATAAAAGACGAGATATATATTAGATAGTTTATTAATTCATTATAAAGGAGTTTGACATGAATGATATGATGCAACCACAACAAGAAGAACAACAAGTTACACTAACGCTTAAAGCAAGTTGGTTAAATGTTCTTATGGCTGGCTTGGAAGAAATTCCACACAAGTTCAGTAGACAAGTTATTGATTCTATTTCTCAACAAGCAAGAGCGCAGTTAGAAAACAAACCTCAAGGACCATTGTCTTCTAAAGTAATTAACTAATTATGAACGGCGAATGGGCCTACTTTAAAAGTAGATTTACCAAAGAGCAATGTGATTTCATTTTGGAAGAAGGTCTAAAGTTACCTTCCAAAAAAGCATCTATGGGTGCATCAAATGAAATATTTGATGATGATTACCGAAGAAGTGAGATTCGGTTTATTCATCAAGAACCCAAATTTCAATTTCTTTTTGATGAGATTTGGAAAATGGCAATTCAAGCAAACCATGACTTCTTCAATTTTCACATAACTAGATTAAGTTTTGTTCAATTAGCTGAGTATTCATCTGATATTAAAGGTGAGTATAAAAAACACCATGATGTGTTTTGGATGAATGGTGATCCACACTTTCACCGAAAACTTACTTGTGTAATTCAGTTGACTGATCCGACAACTTATGAAGGCGGTGATTTTGAAATGTATGAGTTGTCACAAAATTCTCCAGATAAGGAAGAAATACGACAACAAGGTACGGCAATATTTCTTCCATCTTTTATAAATCATGCCGCATTACCGGTGACAGAAGGAACAAGACATTCATTAGCAGTATGGATAGAAGGTCCTAAGTGGAGATAATATGAAAACAAATATGATTGTGGTTGATGAGTTCTATAATAATCCAAATGATGTGAGAGAGTTTGCTTTATCTCAAGAGTTTGATGTTACTGGCAATTGGCCAGGCACTAGAACAAAAACTTTTATCAATGAAAGCACAAAAGAAACCATACAAAAAATACTTCAAGATGTATCTGGAAATGTTACCGACTGGCAAGCAAATGATGGATACACTGGAAGTTTTCAACTAACCACATCAATGGATAGAAGTTGGATTCATGCTGATTCATATAACACTTGGGCAGGCGTTTTGTATTTGACTCCTGATGCTCCACTATCTGGCGGTACAGGAATATTCAGATACAAAAAAACTGGTAGTATGATGGAAGATGGCACAGACTTATCTGGTGTGACGCAAGACATGACTAAGTGGGAACTTGTTGATAGAGTTGGAAATGTTTACAACAGATTAGTATTGTATCGTGGAAACAACTATCACATGTCTTTAGATTACTTCGGCAAAGACAAAGAAGATGGTAGACTGTTTCAACTATTTTTCATAACAACAGAATATTGATATGAAAATATGCAGAGTTATCTTCTCCACAAACAGACCCGAGTTTTTAATACCAACTTTAGAATCACATCAAAAGTATATTGACTTTGGTGAACATGAGGTCTATGGTATATTCATAGATGATTATCCAAAAGATAGAGATGATAAACTTATCGTAGAGTTAGCAAAAAAATATGGATTTAATGAAGCGGTCTTACATCCAGAAAATCTTGGACTAACTCCAACTTGGACCGAGTTGTGGAATTATCTAGCTACGCAAGACTATGACTACATCTGGCACCATGAAGATGATGTAGTATTTGGTGCACCAATAAAAATACAAACTCTGTTAGATTTCTTGGAAGAAAACAAAGAGTTTTGTCAAGTCAATCTAAAGCGAAATCCATGGTACGCTTTTGAATTAAACAAACCAGCAATCACATGGGAAGATAAATTCTTTAAAGAGTACCGATATGATGTTAGGGATGACTATTTCTGGACAATGGCATCATTGTATCCAGCTTGGGTAACAAAAGAGCCAGTAAAAGAAGTTGAAGGTTGCAATTTGGCTGAATATCCAGTAATGAAATACTTCAAAGAGCAACACAAAATGAAGATGGCTATTCTTAAGAATCAAGATGGAAGTAATCTTGTGGAACACATTGGTGTATATTCCCAAGGCAAAAGAGTGCTTGAGGGTGAGCCAGGATGGGAAGGTTTTAAGTGGTTTGATCCTAATAAAAAATATGATTCCAAGACTGGTGCCTTAATAGTATAAATAGATAATAAAACTATTGGGAACTATAAATGGCTAAACCCACAACTAGAGCGACATTCAAAGACTACTGCCTACGCAGATTAGGTCATCCAGTAATCCAAATCAATGTGGATGATGACCAAGTTGAAGACAGAATTGATGATGCATTACAATTCTTTGAAGACTATCATTTTGATGGTTGCGAACAAATGTATATGAAGCATCAAATCACTCAAGATGATATTGACCGCAGATGGATTTATTGCCCAGATCCAGTAATTTTTGTTACTGGAATCATACCATTTGACCAGTCATCTTCCTCAGTCAATATGTTTGACTTGCGTTACCAATTGCGTTTGCATGATTTGTATGACTTTACATCCGTGTCATATGTGTCATATGAAATTACCATGCAACACATTCGCACATTGAATCTATTGTTCTCCGGTACGCCACTATTCAGATTCAATCGTAAACAAAATAAGATTTTCTTAGATATTGATTGGTCTAGAGACTTACAGGTTGGTCAGTATGTTGTTGTAGAATGCTATCGTGCAATGCGCCCAGATACAGTTACTTTGACTGGTACAATAACCGGCACAACAAGCAATAATACTTTGACTGGAACTGGAACAATATTTGACCAAGAAGTTATTGAAAACGATTTCATCACACTATCTAGTGGTCAAGAAGTTCAAATTCGGACAATCAATTCTCCAACAAGTATTACTATTGCAAGTAGTTTAACAACAAACATTACTGCTAACACGGCAACAAAAGCTGGTGTTTCGGATGTTTGGAATGATAAATTTTTGAAGAACTACGCTACAGCTAAAATTAAATATCAATGGGGCACAAATCTTTCTAAGTTTGCTGGCATTCAAATGCCTGGTGGTGTAACACTAGATGGTCCAAGAATCATGCAAGAAGCACAAGTGGAGTTGGACAAACTAGAAGAAGAAATGTATACCATCAGCAGTATGCCTAGCGAAATCTTTGTGGGCTAAACATGCCAACGAATTTCTATTTTAATAATTTTCCACAACACCAAATAACTAGTGAGCAATTACTAGTAGAAGATTTGGTAATTGAAGCTATGCAAATTCATGGCATGGATGTTTATTATCTTCCACAAACAACAAGAGACCAAGTGGATATGCTCTATGGTGAAGATACATTAAAAGAGTTTCGTAGTGCTTATGGAATTGAAATGTATCTGGAGAATGTTAGTGGAATGGATGGCGAAGGCGATTTCATTTCTAAATTTGGTTTAGAGATTAGAGATGAAGTAACACTACTAATGTCTCGCAGAAGATTTGCATCTTTAGGCACATCTTTAATTAGACCTAGAGAAGGCGATTTAGTTTATATTCCACTACTGCAAAATTTCTTTGAGATATCGTTTGTAGAACATGAAAACAATCAAGCAATGTTTTACACATTAGGTCGTGGTCGTGGCGGCAATGTTTATGTGTATGCTTTGAAGTTGAAACAGTTTGTCTTTAGTGAAGAAATTATCTCCACTGGCGTTGATGAAATTGATGACCAGATATTTGATAGCTATAAACGTGCATCATTGCCTATTGCGAATACAACAGTGTTTCCTGCAGGAACTGGCTCTTTTGTTCCTGGAGAAATCATATATCAAGGTTCTTCATTAGCGACAGCAAATGCACAAGCTATTGTTTATTCTTATGTTGCACATTCATCTGTTAACATCATTCGTGTAAAAGGTTCTTTTGTTACAGGTAATGTTCGCGGTAATACAAGCAATGCATTGAGAAGTGCTATAACATACAATGATGATACACAAGTTGGCAATAGTATATTTGAAGATATCGCAGACAATGTTAGAATAGAAACTGAAGCTGATGTAATATTAGACTTCACGGAAAATAATCCTTTTGGTGAAGCCTGATGTTAAATAATTCACATTTTTATAATAGAACAATTCGTAAAGTAGTAGTTTCTTTTGGCACACTATTCAATGACTTATTATTGGTAAGATACAATAAAGCTGGAACAATTGAGCATGAGAGAATGCGTGTTCCTCTTTCTTATGGCGCAAAAGAAAAATACATCACACGACTAGCATCTGATCCAACATTAACAAAATCTATTGCAACATCTGTACCAAGAATTTCTTTTGATTTGGTTGGATTAGAATACGATTCATCCAGAAAATTTAATACTATAAACAGAAACTTCTCAACGAATGCTACGACTGGTGCAGTATCTGGGCAGTATGCGCCAATACCATACAACTTTGAATTTGAGTTGGCTATCTATGTTAGAAACACGGAAGATGGTACACAAATTCTTGAGCAGATATTACCATACTTCACGCCAGACTTTACTGTGACTGTAGATTTAATACCAGCATTAGGTAGAAAATATGATATGCCAGTCATTCTTAATTCTGTGACACCACAAACAGAATATGAAGGTGATATGTCTACGACTAGACTTATCATTTGGAACTTATCTTTTACTGTAAAAGGATACATCTTCCCACCAGTAAGCACAGTTGGTTTGATTGAACAAGCAAATACAAATATCTATACAGATTCAAGAAGCACACTATCACAAAAAGTATATGTTGATTATGCTAATGGTTCTGGTGTTTTAGTTACGGGAGAAGTTGTTAGAAGTTCATCCAAAAACAAAACAGGAACTGTTGTATACTTTGCGAATAATAGCGGCGGCACATTAGTCGTGTCAGACTTAAATGATTTGCTTGAAGAAGACGATGTGATTGTTGGTGATTATTCTAATGCTACATATACAATAAATACCGTAGATTTGAATCCACTAAAAACGGTCGCAATCATAACTGTGCCCGATCCAGTATCAGCAAACTCGGATGAAGATTTTGGATTCACAGAAACGATTACAGAATTTCCAAGTACTTTGACTTAAAATAGGAAGTCTAAATGGCAAAAAAGCTATCTCAATTAACCGCTATCTCTAATGTTGGAGATACACCAGCAAATGTTATATTTGGCATTTCAAATACTGCAAGCGGAACATCAAATACTATAACACTATCTTCACTATCAGCATATCTCGATTCAACATTTGCTACCGATATTGCATCACAAGCAAACGTAGGTGCCGGTCTTATTACGGTAACATCAGCTTATCAAGCAAATACTGGTGCGGCCGCTTTAGCTGGACAAGCCAACGTTGGGGCTGCTAGAATTGTTGATGTGGCATTAGGTCAAGCTAACGTTGGTGCTGGTATCATTACGGTAACATCAGCCTACCAAG